TTCAATCTTTATTATAATCACCATGTCGCTTAAATTCAAGCATCAAGCCATCGAACAAGACCCAGACTTGCCATCTTATTTGAGTGAAGAATACTTGAATCAGTTGCCGTTCTGGGAATTCGTAGCTGATATGTACGAAGGTAGAACGGCATGGTATATGATTGAGCCATTCCGAACTGGGTCAAGTATGGTTCTTGACATCAATATAGGCGCAAGATATTTGCCCAGAGAAGAGGCTGAACCTGAAGAAGAGTATGCGAAGCGCATGACTCGAAGTTACTTTGACAGAAAGTTTGCAGATGCTATCGACAGTAGTGCCGGATTTTTGTCTCGCTTTTTGTTGAATGATGATGTACACGAAAGTATTAAAACCAGTATCGACAACGTTGACCTCTGTGGTAACAGTCTGGAGGTATTCTTGAAGGCAGCAGATATAAAAAGTCTGCGAGATGACCACTGCTTTGTCATGGTTGATTTTCCAAAGCGAAACACCGAAATAACTGACGCTTATACTGAATCAAAATACAAGACTCGCCCCTATTTTTTATTAATTGATACTAGAGATGTTATTAACTGGAATACTGAAATCAAGAACAATAAAATGATGGTGACTCAAGCCACAGTTCGGGAAACTTTTGTTAGAAAAACTGGACTATACGGTAGTGAAAAGGCGACTCGTTATCGAGTGTTAACCCCAGGCGCTTATAAGGTATATGAAATAGAAGAAACAGAAGAAACGCCGACGCGGACTGATTTAATTTTAGTTGAAGAAGGTACAACCACGCTAGATTTTGTACCGTTGATTCCCTATTGCTTGCTACCGAGAGATTCAGATTTTTTTACTGGCAAACCACCGTTGTACGATATTGCCGAATTGAATTTAAAACTATTCCAAAAGCAGTCTGAAAAAGATGAAGCGATGCACAAAGCGAATATGGCTATTTTGCAAATTCAAGAAACAAGTCCTCCTAGAGTGAGGTCTGACAAAGACGAAGCTCGTGTTGCAACAATAGGGCCGAACACTTGTCTGTGGAACGTGAACGCTTCATTTGTTGAACCATCGGGTTCAGCACTAGGACATACACAAGCTGACATTGAAAAGCTAGAGCTAACTATTGAGAAAAAAACACTCGCTTTTCAAAGCGGATACGCTGCACCGCCCACAGCTACAGAGATTGCGCGTGATTCAGCCACGGCACAAGCTAGTTTAGGCTCAATGGCTAGAGCTAAAGAAAGCATTGTGCAACAACTGTTTGATACTTGGTGTTTGTATATGAATGCACCTGGCAAAGGTGGAACTATTAAAGTTAATAAAAAGATTGTTGAAGTTGGAATGAGTGAAGCGAAAGCCGGATTGTTATTACAAATCCGTGCCGCTGGTGAGATTACTCGTCAAACATTCTTAGAAGAGTTACGCAAAGGCGATGTATTGAGTAAAGACTTTGATGTTGATGCCGAAGTTGAAGAACTAGAGAGTAAAATGAAGCAAGAGATGGCAACACAATTAAGTAAGGCGACGGCATTAGCAAATGACAACCCCGCAGCAATTTATCAGTAGATTTGAAACGGTCACTAGCCAGTTAGAAAATAGAGCCGCAAATACATTAAACGAAGCGCTTGACTCTGCGTACAAAGAGATAGAAGCAGAACTCAGAAAGAAGTATCCATCGTTGGCTAATTCTGGGTCTTTGATGGTTACCAGAGACTCAATACTGCGACTAGAAAAATTGAAAGGTGTTTTGCAACTTTTGAACCCCCAGTCTTCTCAAGAATTGCAGGCTGAATTCCAAAAAATCTTACAATTAACAAATGAGGCTGGGGACACTTTAGCCACTCAGATGACACGAGCTAGAGCGGGTGAAGACTGGCAAGTTAAGTCAGGTGAAATCCCTATCGAAGCGGCTGGATTTGCGGCTGCTAATATGGTCGCGCATCTCAATCGCTACTCTTCTGAGTTTGCCAGTCGGGCAACTGTTTTAGTTACTCAAGGCGTAATCCAAGGCTGGGGAACCGCCAAAGTTGCAAGCTTGCTTAGAAACGAACTTGGCATAAAAAAGGGTAGGGCCGAAGTAATCGCTCGGACAGAAGTGCTTAGCAGTTTTAATCAAGCCGTGGTAGCCTCCTACGACAATTCAGGTATTGAGTATGTCCAAGTGATTGCCACAGGCGACTTGCGAACTTGCGGAACCTGTGTTGCTCGAAATTTAAAGGCATACCGAATTCGAGATGTCTCTGTACCGTTCCATCCGCGCTGTCGGTGTACCTTGATGCCGTGGAGTCCCGACTGGAGTCAAAATGACTCGTGGCTTAAGCGATTCAATGAAACCGTTCGGAATGAATTTACTGGAACGCTAAATAACGGGTTGAGCGCATTTGAGAAGATGAACGGCATTACCAGTCCGCCTGTTGCTGCATGGACTCCAGCGGAATTAGACTGATTTTATAATTACAACCTCGCAACCCGATTTGTTTGAAAATTTCTGTTTTAATAAAAGTAAGTGTTTATATCACCTATTTTTTATTTTGTAAATTATGGCTTCGCCGTTTGAGTCAGTCGCTAACGCAAAATTATCGTTTCGTGTTCCATCTGCCGAGATGGTGCTTGATAGTGCTGGGAATCGAACACCCAAAACAACGTCTGTTGTAGTGATAGCCGCGCTTAAGATGTCCCAAGGCACGCGATTCCAGCGAACCCAAGAAGGAAGTCCGAACGCTATTTCCGGGGCGGCTCAGCTTGTGGAAACGTGGAAAGGTTATCTTGTTGAGCCGTTGTTAATGCCTTCTGCAATCAAGCCAGGGATGCTAGCGGACGCAGAAATTGCCACAGGATTGCAAAACTCAAGTCTAGGAATCCCTGAACCATTAATTGAAAAAGGCGAGTTTCAACTGCTTCCAACGCCTCAAAGCCCGTCTCTAATAGCATCAGGTATTCAAGAAGTTACCCCCATTTCTGGAACATTTACGAGAATAAACTAATGCAAGATTTACGACAAACAACTAATAGAGTGCGAATGGCTCTCTATTTAGGAATTGAAATGTTTGATGAGGTTGTAATCGCTCTAGAAGTAGCCGAAAGTACAAGCGTATTTTTAATAGAAGAGGTTGAAAAAGATTTAACGCAGTTAGAGAAACTTTCGGCACAGCTAACTGCTGAATTAAGCAGCCCTAACTCGGCACTTACGCAAGCAGATGTCTTGCGGTTTGCTGAAGGACAAAGAGCAAAAGGGATGATTATTCTGCAATACAACCTAATCCAAAAGTTGGCGAACACATTAGGGCTAAGACCAAACCTAGAAATTGTAGAAAATATTGCAGCAGCTATGGGCTTTGCTTTGGGGAATACTAATAATCTAATCTTTGGGCAAATTCAAAGAAGCTAAATGGCGATTACCTTTTACGACTACAAGACAAATCCGACAATTAAAATTCGCAATAAATTAGTAGAAGAAAATATCAATTTAGCTCGTTTTGTCGCACATAAAATTGCGTCAAGAGTGCCTATTCCTTACGAAGAATTAGAGCAAATTGCATCAATGGGATTGATTTTAGCAGTTGAGCGGTACGACCCTACAATAGGTGCTAAATTTAGCACCTTTGCAATCCCCTTGATTACGGGACGGCTATTGAACTTCGTTAGAGACAGTTCTAATGTCATTCAATTGCCTCGAAAGTATCATGAGATACTTCAAAAAGGAAAGAGAATCCTCAGAGAATTAAGCGTATCTTTGGGGCGGACTCCCACTAAAAACGAGTTCTTTCAATCGCTTTTCAACCTTGGAGTTACTCAATCTGAGTTTCGCAAGGCTAAAAAAGCATATCAAGATTGTAGATACATATCCTGCTATGATACCGCAATCAGTGGTGTCTCAGATACGCTTAACTCAGAGGTTGAGCCCACTTATTTTTATAAATTGCGGGAATTGCAAGCTAACGAAACTCACATAGTAAATAGTTTAGAAAAGAATGAGTTAATAGGTAAAATAAACAATATATTAGAAGTGGATATTGCCGACTTGAGCTATCAAGAAGCCGTAATCCGCTTGTACTTCTTTGAATATCTATCCGTCAATAGAATAATTGAATTGTTAGACCTGTCTAAAGTACAAGTATTTGAAGCTATAAAAGAGTGGTGTCGGTCTGTCTAGGCTTTAGTATCTGCTTGAACGAATTGATATCTTTGGCTTCAAGAATACTTTTTGATTTTTCTTTCTTGTTCTGAATATTCGTCCAAGTTCTATGTTCTAACTTGCCCAAATCAAGAGAATCATTGCTCAAGGTAGATTCTAATACACGTTTAAATTGTTCAACCTCAGATTCATTAAGCAATATATTAGCCAGTCGCCACGCCTTGCGAATAGTCTGTGGGTCTTCATTTCCAAAGTCCGCTAAGCTTGTGAAATCATTAGTGAAGCTAGCTTTTAAAAATCGAATAGCCAATATTCCTGATTCCATTGTTTTAACTCTTGTAATATCCAATGCCTGTTTGATATCGAATAGGTTCATTTAGACAGAAATGTGCACCAGAAGCAGCATCGGTAATATCTTTGACTTTCCCATCAGGAAAATCGTGCATCCAGTTTAAAAATCTGTCATTCCACGAGGCTCGTAGAAGCTTGACTTTCCCCCTAAAAGTGTCAGTCGCCAAAGGCTTTGCACGTTTCACCTTGTCTCCGAGTGGTCGGACACCTTCTGCATCAATATCTGGGTGTAATCCCATTAGTAATTGCTTGATATGCTCCTCGTCGCGTTTTCCACTACTTCCCCCTTCCAACTCCCAACGGACTTTACACCACAATCCATCCTGTTGCGCGGTTGCTATCATTAATTCGTCACCGCCAACCGGCCCAACTTGTTCAGCGATAACGTCAACCACGTAATAAATTTCATCAACTAATCGCATTTTGACTCCGGCGGTATAGCAGGCGTTAGAACGAACGGCCGCCTCTGTTGCCGCCAAATCCCAAAACCTAACTTCTTCACCGTTGTAATCTAAAGGCGGAACATCATCAACAATTTCAAACCAAGCGCGGTTAAATAACTTCCCCGACTCTTCCTTAACTTTCCAATTTCCATAAAGTAGTCGAGCTTGGTCTACCGGATGCAAAGCCTGAAGATTTGCCAGATACTCCGGGTTCTGCTGCATCAAAATTTGATTGTCTTCGATTTTAGCAGGAATGAAAGTGAAACTTTTTGCCATTAAGCCAGGATATCTATTCTCAAGTTCATCTCTTGAGCTACCCCAAACAATCTCGCCACTCTGCCGAACAAAGTAGCGAACGACTCCACTATGCTCTGGAATTGGGAACCCTTCGTCATCTAGCCACCAATCAACAAACCCCGCAATCCAAGAGTCGGCATCGGGGTTAGTTGTACAACGAACATAGGGGCGAATTCCACAAGTTGAGCGGTTGCGACTAAACAGATAGAAAACAACTGATTCGCTAAAATGTGTTAATTCGTCTATCAGTAGAAGGGGAATTTGACTACCTTGATACTTGTACTTAGCTTGCTCGTTTCCCAAGTGTCCAAACCCTATTTTTGCGCCACTAGGAAACAGCCAGTCAAGCGTACCTCTTCTAGGGATTGCACCTAATAGCGGATAGATGTCTTCTGAAGTATCCCAAAGTGCGCCTTCTTCTGTTATTTGAGGAAAACTTTGTCTAAAAAAGACGGCACCAAATTTTGGATTTGTTACATGACGTAAAGCCTCTAGTAGCAGTGCATAAGTTTTTCCTCCACCTGCCCCGCCGCCGTAAATAGAGAAGTCAGCGGAGGTAGTTAAAAATGCTTCTTGCTGTCCCGATTGTGGCTTAAGTATTAAATCTGATGACTTGACGGGTAATTTCTTGTATTGTTTTACGGGCATAGCCAGACTTAATCTCGATTGTTTTCAGGAAGGTAAATAGACACAGTTTGCGGCCTATCTAAATTGATTTGTTGAGGAGCTTCTTCAGTCTTTTCTTTCATCCCGCAGCGAGTCTTCTCATACCAAATTAGTGCCGTCATGTCACGGTCAACGGTTGCCTTTTCAAAAAGCACTTTAGCGACAGTTATCCTTGCTCTGGCTAAACCTTTGTCATAAGCTTCTTTAATGGTTGGGTTCCATTTTTTATTGCGGTACAAGGTTGATTCGGACACACCCAAAATCGCTGCTATATGTCCGACAGGTAATCCGTAACCAGCCATTACGCCAATTGAGCGTAACTCTGCTTCTGTAAAGACTTTCTTGGGGCGGCCGCGAGAAGTTTCAGTTGGCTGCTCCTCCCCTGATTCTAAAGTTGATTCATCGTCAAAATCTACAGTCTCGGTCATGGGGTTGCAATTGTTGACACTAAAGATAGTGTCAACAATTCATAAACAAGATGACTTTAGGCGTGTATTGGGGAGGTTTATTCTACAACTCGTGTGCGCCATTAGAGCTGAGCTTGAATTGGTGTATTCACAATTGCGCTTACTGTTTTGCAAACTTGAATCTACCAAACCGCAAAGCAGAAGCTAAGAAAATATTTAATTTTCTCACAAGCTACAAGAAAAAGACAAGCTATGCAGCGTGGCTACTGCAACAAGGTTATCCCGTGCTATTTTCCAATCACGTTGACCCGTTTGCGACGACAAACGAAGACTTAAGCCTGAGCATTCTTGAATTATTTATACTTAAAGGAATTCCATATACCTTGCAGACCCGGCAGAACCGGAGTTGCCAGAGTCGAAACCAGTCTATCCAATCGTTCCAAGGATGGCAGAGAGGTACGATTGCATCATGATTGCGTCAACAAACGAGATGGATTACGCTTTCTTAAAAACCGTACTAGAACTTGAAACCAACAAAAGTTTTAAAGGTAATCACGTTGGACAAACGCACGTTATCAAAGCTGAAAAGTTTTGCCAATTGTGGAGAGCTGAAAGCAAGCAACTGAAAGGTGAAGTTTGATGAGCCTTAAAATCATTATTCCCAGTAAAAACAAAGCGTCGAGCGTTATCGTTCACAAGCTAGTTGAAGGTGGAACTTTGTGCGTTCCAGAATCTCAAGTTAGTGACTACCAAAGATATAATTCAAACGTAGAAATCATTGGATATCCTGACAGTGTTGAGACTTTCGCTACTCGGAATAAATGGATATTGGATAAGTTTAATCACGTTTTTTTTATAAGTGACAATATTATCAATTGTTTAAAGCTGTGTGGAATTAAGAGTGAATCAACGAAAGTAGAGCCAGAAAAGGTAACAGAGTTGATTCACAATGCTGACGAG